TTTTAAATAACCCTGGATATGTTACAGAGAATCGAGCAATATCAATAAAAGAATTGAAATACTGTATTATAGCGGTGTTTGAGGAATTATGATATAATATAATTAGAAAGAGGTGAAAGGGTATGTTTACAGAAAGGAAAAAACAATTTGCAGATAATTATTTAGTGTGTTTCAATGCAACAGAAGCAGCAAAAAAAGCTGGTTATCATTCAACTACAATTGGTGGTTTGAGAAAAAAAGCATTTATGTTATTAAAAGATAAAGATGTTGCTGAATATATAAAAGAAAGATTAAAAGAAAAAGAAGATCAGGATATTATAAAAGCTGATGAATTACAAAAGTTTCTTTCTAATTGCATACGAGGAATCGAGACAGAAACACACCATTTTGTCATAAGAACATCAGAAAAAGCTGGAACATTTAACGATGAAATAATAGAGAGACAATGTTCACTTAAAGCAAGAGATAAAATAAAAGCAGCTGAACTAATGGCAAAAATACTAAAATTAATGGATAGTAATACAAATCAGGATCGTGTAAAAATTGTTTTTGACTCAACGGTCCCAACTAAAAATATAGATATAAGTAGTGATGATAATGATTGAAGAAGTAAAAACAATTAAATTTGCTGATTTAATAGGTCCAGTATATTATGAAATGTTTCACAGTATAGAAGCAGAGGAAAAAATGACATATTGGCTAAAAGGTGGACGTGGTAGTTTAAAGGGTTCCTTTGCTTATTTATATACAATATTAGATTTAACAAGAGATGCAGAAGCTGGTGTCAAAACACATGCAGTTGGTTTAAGAAAAGTAAAAGATACTATAAGAGATTCAATTTTTACCAATTTAATTTGGGCGATTAATATGTTAGGTTTACAAGGTATTTGGGATTTTACAGTTAGTCCGATGAAAATATGGCATGTTAAAACAGGAAATACTATTCTTTTCAGAGGTTGTGCAAATCAAAGAGACTTTGAAAAGATTAAGTCATTAAAATTTGAAGAAGGTTATTGTAAAATTGCTATCTTTGAAGAATTAACAGAATTTGCTGGTATGGATGAAGTAGATTCAATATTACAATCATTATTTAGAGGTGGAGACATTGCAAAAGCTTTTATGATGTATAATCCACCAGCTAGCAAAAAGAATTGGGTTAATGACCATTGCAGAGAATTAGAACAATTAGAAAAACAGGGTATTGACACAGATGTATATATACACCATAGCACATATTTACAAGCCCCAAAAGAATGGTTAGGAAAAGCTTTTATAAATAAAGCTAAACAAATCAAAGCAATAAACCCTAAAAAGTATAGACATATGTACTTAGGGGAAGAAGTTGGAGAAGGTTTGGAAATATACCCAGAAAAAGATCCAAAAACAGGTGAAGGATGTCTTATATTAAGAACAATTACAGACGAAGAAATTAAAAAATTCACTCAGGTTAAAAGGGGTTTAGATTTTGGTTACTCACATGCTACTTGTTACGTTGAATGTTTTTATGACCCTACTATAGAAACAATATATATATTTGATGAAGTATATCTTTATAAAGCTAATAATAAAACATTGGTAAGAGAAATAAAACCAAAAGCAGGTTCTTTATTAATACGTGGTGACTCAGAAGATCCAAGAACAATAAACGAATTAAATCAAATGGGATTATATATTATTGGAGCTGACAAAGGCAAAGATTCAAAAGATCATGGTATCAAGTGGGTATCAGATAGAGCAACAATAGTAATTGATAAAAAAAGATGCCCTAATATAGCAAATGATTTTGAAACATATGAATTTAAAAAAGATCCAAAAACAGGTGTCATAATTTATGAATATCCAGACGAACCAGACGGTTGTTTAAAAGATACTACTTTAGTTTTAACTGATAAAGGTTATAAAGAAATTAAAGATTTAGTTAATACCGAAGGAATATTATATTCTTTAAATACTGAAACTAATAAAATAGAAAAACAAAAATATTATGATTGCAGAAAAACAGGAACAAATAGGAAGTTGTATGAAGTTACAACAAAAAGCGGTAAAAAATTTAAATGTACTAGTAATCACCCAATATTAACAGACAAAGGATATAAGCAATTAAAAGATTTACAAATAGGTGATAAAATCATTGACATATCTAACAGCACACTATAAGATATGTTGTGGAGGTGATTTTATGAATATACAATATCAAATATTTGCTTATTTTAATAATCATAAATATGAATGTGATTATAGAACAGGTTATTTTTATAGAAGATTAGAAAATGATAAAAGAAAAGCTATGCATAGAGAAATATGGGAATATTATAATGGAACTATACCAGATAAACATATAATACACCATATTGACGAAAATAAAATGAATAATGATATATCTAATTTGGAATGTAAACATACTAGAAATCATAGTGTTGAACATGGTAAGGAATTTTATAAAAGAAATCCAGAAATGTATAATACTAATTTAAAAAAAGCAGTACAAAAAGCAAAAGAACTGCATTCTAAAACTCATAGTAAAGAATGGCATAAAAAACATTATGAAAATATGAAACATAAATTACATAAAAAAATAAAAATAAAGTGTGTTTTTTGTAATAAAGAATATGAAACTATTGATAATGGAAAAAATAGATTTTGTTCTAATAATTGTAAATCTAAATGGAGAAGAAAACAAGGATTAGATTTAATTGAAAAGGAGTGTGTTGTGTGTGGAAGTAAATTTAAAACAAATAAAAATAGACCCGGAGAAACATGTGGACGAAGTTGTACAAATAAAAGAATGTGGGAAAGAAGACGTTTACAATCTGGAAGTTGAAAATAATCATAATTTCTTTATAAATGGCGGTTTATGTGTTCATAATTCAGCAGCTGTAAGATATGCATTAGAACCAATAATCAAAAATAGTAATTGGAAATTCTTTTAAAAAGGAAGGTGTTATAAATGGCTAATAAAATTAAAGGCGACAAAGTACCAAAAACAAAAAGAACTTTTTTATTACCACCTGAAACAATTGATTATTTAAAACAGTTGGCAGATAAAAATGATTTTTCGATAAATGATATGTTAGATAGATGTATCTTAGGATATGGAACAGATGATAAAATAAAAATTAATAAGGTTAAAGAAAAATTTAAACCATGTCCAATTAAATATGGACAATCTGGAAAGGTTGTGTAGATTATGGCAGATGTAATATTAGAAATTATAAATGCTGATATAAAAAGAAAGCAGGGCAAATATTCAGGAAGAAAATTTTATAACTATAAACCAAATAAATCTGGTAAAGATACAGAGCATTATATTAAAAATGGTGTTGAATATTCAGTTACAACAAAAAATAATGAGATATATATTAATTATTTTAAAATGTTAGTAACTCAAAAAATTGATTATTTACTTGCTAAAAATCCAACTTATGATAAAAAAATTAATGATATTGGTATAAATGTTTTTACCATGTTAGATAAGTTAGTTTTTAATGCTTCTTTAGATAGTAAAGCCTGGTTACATTTATATACTAATAAAAATAAACTAGATTTTATTATAATAAAAGATTCTGAGATTATACCAGAGTATACACCAGACAATAAAGAATTAAAACAAATTATTAGATACTATAAAGAGGATGATAATTTAATTGTTGAGATCTGGACAAATCAAGGTGTTAGATATTTAGTTTATAATAAAGAAAATGTTATCTTAGAAGATAGAATTGAAAGTCATTATACAACAAAATATTATGCTGGTGATATTGTAGAAAAAACTGTTGATAGTAATTTTAATATCGTGCCTTTTATTTGCTTAGAAAATAATAAGGATATTACAAGTGATATAGAGGATATAGAAAATTTGATTATAGCTTATAATGGAATATGTACAGGTTTTGTTGATAATGTTGAAAAATTTCAAGAAGCTTTACTAGTGCTACGTGGTTATGTTGGGGAAAATGCAGATATAAAAGCAGCTATGGACAAAATAAGAAATGCCAAAGGTGTATCTGTTGATAAAGATGGCGATGCTGGTTATATGACCGTTGATATTCCAGTAGAAGCAAGAAATTTATTATTGAATATATTAAGGGATGTTATTTTCCTAATTGGTAGAGGTGTTGACCCTTCAAAATTAGCAGAAGGTACACAAATAACTAATACAGTAATTAAATCAAGGTATATACAATTAGATTTAAAAAGTTCAGATTGTGAAAAAAGAATTATAGAATTTTACAATAAATTTGTTGATTTTATTAATGATTTCTTTAGAGGTAATTACAAAAAAGATTTAGAATTTAATAAGAGTATGCTAATAAATGAATCTGAAAGAATTGACGATTGTTTAAAATCCTTAAATATACTTTCTTTAAAGACTATACTAGAGGCGCATCCGCTTGTAAAACATGGCGTAGAAGAAGAATTAAAAAGATTAGAAGAAGAGAAAAAACAAAAAATAGATGATATGAAAAAAATGGGACTTGATCCCTTTGGAAATACTATAAATGATAATGGTGATAATAACCCAAAAGATAAAAATAGTGATTCAAATTAGCGTGTGGTTTCATATACACGCTCTTTTTTTTATGTTACAATTTATTTATAAGATATTTATAAGATATTTATAAGATATTTATAAGATATAAAGTCGTCGGATTTAGGCCGACGTAAAATAAATTAATCGTCTTAGGACGTAAAACAGGAGGAAATAACATGTCAGAAAGATTAAAAAAACTTGTTGGTGATGAATTATATGGAAAGATTGAAGAAGCCGCAAAAGCTCAGAATATAAAAGTTAAAGATATTGATATCATAGCAAATAATTTTGTTACCAAATCAAGATTTGACGAAATAAACGACGAATTAAAAACAACTAGAGGAAAAGTTGTAACATATGAAAATACTAATACTGATATTCAAAAATTATTAAAAGGTGCTAATGCTGAGAATGTACAGGATTTATTAACAAAATATGATTCTTTAAACACTAGTCATATAAATGAATTGGCTGGAAAAGATAAAGAAATTGCAAATATTAAAAAAACAAGCATGATTAAAGAACATTTATTAAATCAAGGAGCAAAGCACACAAAACTATTAATGAGTTCTATAGACTTGGATAAAATACAAGTAGATGGTGATAAATTAATTGGTGTTAATGATATAGTAAAAGATTTAAAAACAGAATATAAAGAATTATTTATTGAAAAAGAAACAAATGGAAAACCACCAAAAAATACTAATACAAATACAGGTGGTTCTGATGGTGGTTCAGATAGTACTGGTAATATATTTACTAGTTTACTAAATGGAAGTCAACTATAATAAAAAGGAGTGGTAAAAAATGTCAATGTATTATGCTAGTCAATATTTAACTTATTTTGATGAAGTGTATAAAAGAGAATCTGTAACAAGATTTTTAGAAACAAATCCAAATGTTTATGAATTTAAAGGAGCTAATCAGGTATTAGTTAACAAACTTACAGTATCTGGTAACTATGATTATTCTAAAGCATCTGGTTATTCACCAGGAACAGTTGCAAATGAATGGGACGCTTATACTTTAGATATGGACAGAGGTGTAAAAATACCATTGGATGCTGTTGATGCTGATGAAGCAAGAGTTACAGCAGCTAAAATAATGGATACATATCTTAGAGAAAAGTTTTTCCCTGAACTAGACTTATATAGATTTACTGCTATTTATGCGGATATTTATGCAAGTGCTGTTACTGGAACAAATATTGTTGAGGGTACACCAACAGCTGATAGTGTTGTTGATGATATTGACGCAGGTATTGAATTGTTGGATGATGCAGAAGTACCAAAAGCAAACAGGGTTATCTTTATTTCTGAAAATTCATACAGAATGTTAAAAAATTCTGGTGAGTTTTTCAAAACTAGAATAGCTACTGAAATGTCAAAAACTTTGAATAGAGAAATTGAGTCTTTAGATGGACATTTCTTAATTAGAGTTCCTTCAAGTAGATTTAATACGGCAGCAACATTTGGAAGTGGTTCAAATACTACTACAGGAACAGCTATAAACTTTATGATTTGTCATATCCCTGCAATAATGGCTATTATAAAAAGGTCAGTACTTAGAATATTTACACCAGAACAAAATTTAGATTCTGATGGTTTCTTAATGACTGCTAGGAATTATCATGGTTGTAATGTATTTGAAAATAAAGTTGCAGGTGTTTATATCAATAAAAGAGCGAGTTGATCAATATAAATTGAATTTACACACCATTTTAAAGCTTAATTAAAATTATAACCGAAAGAAGGGAATGAAATGTTACAAGATAATTTAATAAGTTATTACGAAAAAGTAACAAACATGGCTTTAACAAATTTAAAAGCTGAAAAAACATTTCAGTTTAGAAAAATGTTAACTAA